ATGAAACAAAATATGGTGCGTTCACAAAAGCAAACTTCCAACCTTGGTGTGGATCATTTGTTATGTGGTGTGCTAATGAAGCAGGAGTAAAAGTTCCTAATACTGTTTATACTCCAGGTGGAGCACAAGCATTTAAGAAATCTGGTGCATGGATTGATGGAGATTTAGCAGATCCAGAACCAGGAGATATTGCTTATTTTGATTTCCCCTCAGATGGTGTTGATAGAATTTCTCACGTTGGAATTGTTATTGCTGATAATGAAGATGGGACTGTTTGGTGCATTGAAGGAAATACAAGCCCAGATAAAAAAGGTTCACAACGCAATGGTGGGCAGGTTTCAAAAAAACTTCGTGCATTCAAGAAAAATAAGGCTAACGAGCAGATTTCTATTGTTGGATTTGGACGACCTAAGTTTGGTGCAGCATCCATTTCTACTGCTAAAAAATCTACAGGTAAGGCAAAAACATGCCCAACTTGTGGTCAAAATACAAAATAACATACTTGATCCATTAAAGTTTTGATGGTATACTAAATATAACGCATTATGGAGGGGTAATCTAATGACTTGTATTGCTGTAGTTCGCCATGAAGATAAAATCTATATGGCTGGTGATCGTGGAGCATCTGACGATGGAACTATTTTAGCACTAGAAGCATCCAAAGTCTGGAAGATTGGTCCATATTTAATTGGATATGCAGGTGCAATGGATGGGGAACGTATTAGGTATAATTTTAAACCAAGTGTTCCTAATATTAAAGACATAGATAAATTTATGCAAACTAAGTTTATTAAAGAACTTAGAGAATTTTATAATGATTTTTGGGTAGATACATCAAAAGATGGAGATCTTGGATTAATTATTGCAATTCGTGGTCAAATATATGAGCATAGTTCGGCAGACATGTCTTTATCTAAATATAACTTAGATTATTTAGCAATGGGTTCTGGGGCAGAATATGCTTATGGATATTTATTTGCTACAGACAAACAAAAAAATGCACGTAATCGTGTAATGGGAGCAGTTCATGCTGCTATTAAATTTAGCCCTTCTTGTATGGGGCCAGTTGATGTTGTTAGTATATAAAAATTAAAAATGATACAACATATAAATATTGATCCAAACGGAATTTGTAATGCAAAGTGCTGGTTTTGTCCAGTAGCATATGCTGGTAATTCAAAAGAAAATAAATCAAATATGTCTATTGAAACGATGGAAGACATATTTAAACAACTAGATGCTGGTAGAGGGTCTTGGGTAAGAAAAGATATTTATAATTCACCAATTCATTTTAATGAAGTTTTGCTTTATCCATATTTTAAAGAAATGTTAGATCTTCATAGAAAATATAAAATTTATATAGCAATATATACAAACGGTGTCAATCTTACAAAAGAAAAAATAGATTTAATTAAAGAATATAAAGATATTGTTAATCAATTAATTATAAATGTTCCTTCATTAAATGCAGAACAATGGTCTAATTTTACTGGGTTTAATATCAAAATTTTTCCTAAATTAATAGAAAATCTTAAATATGCAGAAGAACAGTTGGTTGATCTTTTTAAACCAGAAGATTTTTCTATTCAAGCAAATGGAATTAATGAAAAATCTTTGTTTAAAAATAATGGTTGGATAGAAGTACTTGATAATGCGCCAATTTATGATACAGATATTGATACTGGAACTTTAGCAAACATAGTAAAAGAAATGAAAATCATACTACCAAGAATGAATATTTTTGGAAGAAATAATCTTGGAGATAGAACAGGTGTTTTAGAAAAATTTAATATTATTTCAAATCAAAATGCAATTAAAGAAAAAAATAAAGGAAATGTTATTGGATGTTCTCAAAACTATCCAGAATCATTATTTATTTCAGCAACTGGAAATGTGTATTTATGTTGTGTAGATTTTAATTATGAAACAGTATATATAAATATAAAGGATAAACCTATTAAGGAAATTTGGCAGGGTCAGGAAAGACAAGATGCAATTAAAAAAGCCTATAGTGGAATATGTGCTTCATGTTTTCGTGCAATAAAAGAAGAGGGAACTGGACCAAGCATTGGAAAAATTGTTTAGTTGACAAAGCACTACCCTTATAGTATACTTTTTATATGGAAGAATTTGAAGAAATATTAAAAGATATTCAAAACAAAGAGTCAGAAGATAAGGAATTTGAAATCTGGCTTGATAATGGAATTGAGCGGGGATGGATAACAGAGCCGTTCTGCAATACTCATGACGGAGATCCGTACATGACAGAAGAAGAACAACAAGAATGGGAAGATGGTGGGGATCCATGTCAGGTAGTATTCAAAATAAAAGAGTAAAAGCAAAAGTATTGGCTTTATCATTAGCAATATCATTTATTTCAACAATATCAATATCAGAGGCAGTTGCTGAAGCCTGCTCTGCAGAAAGTCCTTGTGGAACTTGGGCTGTTGTTGATAATTCTGGAACAGTAACAAATGTTATTGTTTGCCAACAATCTGTCTGTGGTGGTGGAACTTTTGGTGGAGAAAAAGTAGTTCCACAAATTGCTCCTAATCCAATTACAAATGATGCTCAAGGGCAAGGCAGTTTTATTGGAAATGAAAGTGCTGGCATTAGAGTCACTGAGTCAAATGGAGTATTTACAGTTCATGAAAATGTAAGAATCAATAGTTCAGATATTGAAGTAACAGTTGATGATAAAACTAAAATAACAACAACGACTATTTCAGAAGTAAGCGTTCCAGTTACCTCAAGATCATTTACATATAACGATACTATTGCAAAAACTTATTCAGAAATAAAATTAAAGAATGAATCTTATGATGATAATAAACCAACTAATTTATCTGTAACAAAAAAGACTGCAAAAATATCTTCATCTCAATCAATATCTATCTTTGGCAGAAAAACTGCTTCAGAATTAGATATTATTTTTGTTCAAAATGAAATGAATCTTTTAAGATTAAAAATTAATTCATTAATTAAAATGCTTGGCAGTTGGGTAAAACCTTAAAGTATTGCGGAAGTAACTCAATTGGTAGAGTTTCTGCCTTCCAAGCAGACTGTTGCGAGTTCAAATCTCGTCTTCCGCTCCAAGGCCCTATCGTCTAGTGGTTAGGATACCAGGCTTTCATCTTGGTGAGCAGAGTTCAATTCTCTGTAGGGCTACATTTATGATATAATAATTATGTACCTGCCAAAAGGGGGTACATTAACTTATTCGCTTGAAAGGGGAATAAAATGGTAACAAACCTTACTATGGATCTTTTTAATGATCCATTTTTTATTGGCTGGAATAGAAATCTAGCCAGACTTAATAATGCACATAAAATAAACTCTAACTCATATCCTCCATATGATCTTCTTAAATTAGATGAAGATGCATATAAATTATCTCTTGCAGTGGCAGGATTTTCTAAAGACGACATTGAAGTATCGGTTGATAACGGATCTCTTGTTATTAAGGGGGAACTAGTAGAAGTTACAGATGCTGAAGTTGTTCATAAGGGAATTGCTGGTCGTAAATTTACCCGTACATTTTCTCTTGGTGAATATATGGAAGTCACTGGTGCTGAACTTAAGGACGGTATGCTAACAATTAATATTGATAGAGTAGTTCCAGAAGAAAAGAAACCTAAGTCTATTAAGATCAAGTAGTATAATGTAAGTAGTCCCTACACAGGACCTTGGGATGGAGTAGTTACCCTTCTATATATTCCCTGGCCAAAGTGCTTGGAATACCTGTGTAGGGCTTTTACATGCTGATATAATTATCATCAATGACTAACAAACAGTTGGACCATTATGATAAGCAAGAGTTTAAAAATAGACTTGCAAAAATAAAAGAAACATCTGGCTGTGTAGATTGTGGAGTAAACAATCACATAATATTAGATTTTGATCATATAAAAGATAAAAAATATAATATTTCAAGAATGATTCATGATGGATTTTCTTGGGCAGCAATAAAAAAAGAAATATCAAAATGTGAAGTTGTATGTGCAAATTGCCATAGAATTAGAACTCATCACAGGTTGACACACAAGATAGCCTAATGATATAATTAATAAGTAGAACATAGGTAAAGGAATAATTAATGCCAGTTTATGATTATAGATGCAATGTGTGTTCTTCTAGCATTGAATTTAAAAGAGAATTTGGTGAAGATAGAGAACCTTCATGCTGTAAGCAAACTATGCAAAGACAATGGACATCTCCAGGAGTTTTGTTTAATGGCAGTGGATTTTATTCTACGGACAATAGAAAGTAGCGGTATACTATGAATACAATGATTGCACAAGAAGTTGTAAGCAAAGAGTGGATTTTAAGTGCTATTGATCGCTGTGATTCATGTGCAGCAGAAGCACTAGTAAAAGTAACTGGAATCTCTGGAGACCTAATGTTTTGTGGTCATCACTACAATAAAATTATTGATAATGCTGAAGGGTATAAAAAAATGATGTCATTTATGATCAGCATTATTGATGAAAGAGATAAATTAATTGAGGATAAAGCGAAAGGGAAGGACTACTAATGTATGAGTATTTTGTTAGAGAAGTAAAGAATGTTGTTGATGGAGACACCATTGACGTTGTTATTGATTTAGGGTTTGATATTTTGTTTGCATCTCGTGTAAGACTTGCAGGTATTGATACACCAGAATCTCGCACAACAGATAAGGCTGAAAAGGCTCTTGGTCTTGAGGCTAAAGAGTATCTTAAAAAGCATCTAAAGGATGCTAAGTCTGTAGTTATTCGTACAGAGAAAATGGATTCATCAGAAAAGTATGGTCGTATTCTTGGCTGGGTGTATGTTAATGGTGAATCAGAATCAGTTAACAATAAGATGATTAATGATGGATATGCTTGGGGATACCTTGGCGAAACAAAAATTAAAGATTTTGAAGCATTAAAAAAGGCAAGAATTAAATCTGGTAAATAAGATTATAAAAATGTATCATGAAAAATATTTTTATAAATTCTGTACCGTGGTCTAAAGAAATAACAAATAAAAAAGGTTTGCCAAGACCATATGCAGATACAACTGTTAATAAAGAATATAAAACAAAATATGGTTTAGCAAAAATTGTTCCAATTCCATGGCAATCTAAACCTGCTTTTAAATTTGGAAGAGCATTAAAACTTAATGAAATAAATGAGGATAAAATTTATCAAGAAGATCTTTGTCCATATTGTGGAGTTAAGATTGAAAATAATGAAAATTGTGCTAGATGGAAAAGCGCAGATGTATTAATGCTCAAACCAAGAGGTGGAAGAGTTTTTTCTGATGTTCATCCATTTCATAAAAAATGCATGAAAGAAGCAAGAAGGTTTTGCCCATTTATGAATAAATTAAATGATGATGATTTTGAATATGACATGTATTTTGTTTTAAAACAAAAAGCAATACTAGAAAAGGAGACTGCAGAAAATGAATCAAAAAAATAAAATTTCTGTTTTTTATTTTACAGCAGATTGGTGCCAACCATGCAAAAAAGTAAGACCAATTGTTGAAGAATTATCAAAAGACATGTTTCCAAACACTTTTCAAATTATAGATGCAGAAATTGAAATAGCGTTGTCTAAAAAGTTTGAAATAAAATCTATTCCAACATTTATCCTAATAAAAAATGGTGAAGAAATTAACCGCATAACTGGATTACAAACAAAGGAAAAACTAATTGAATTTATTAATAATAAAAAAGATATTAAAAAGAATGTTTAATCCTGAAGATAAAAATATGATCCCAAAAGATCAAGAAATTATGGACTATTTAATTCTTAATGGTGGTTTAGAAATCGTTGGTGTTGATTCATCAAACGGATCTTTTTTATACTCATTTACCCCCAAAATTAAAGAACTTATGCCAGATCTATACACAGAACATATAAATACAATCAATCAAGAAATGTTATCTCTCTGGGAAAAGGGATATATTAATATAGACTTTCTTGCTGATGATCCAGTAATAACCTTATCAAAAAAGTCTCTTATAGACTCAGAAGTGGCAAAACTAAGCAAAGATGAGCAATGGTCAGTTATGGAACTTAAACGCCTTATGTTTAAGAAAGAAAACTGATATAATCAGTATATAACCTAGGAGGTTTATTATGCCAGCAGGAAAAGGAAAGCCAGCAGGAGGATACCGTGCAGGAGCAAAAGGCTCTTACGGATGCGATGGATATCCAACGGTAAGTGCAGATGGAACAGTACATGGATGTCATCCAACAAAGGCTAAAGCAGCAGCACAGGCTCGTGCTATATGGGCAAGCACTGCTCGCAAGTCAATTACATCAGTAGAAAAATCAATGGTCACAGAAGGTGATTTTGTTATGTTTCTTAATGAAGATGATGAGATTGAAGTTGGTCGTGTTGAGTATGTAATGACAAACCCTGGAACTCTAGGGCTTCCTGGTTCTGAATATTCAATGGAATATGCTGAAGATGATAAACCAGTTATTGTTCGTTGTTATGAAGAAGAAGACGGTTCATGGGAAGAAAAAGAATATGTTTATTATACTCGCATGTCCGAAGTAGTTAAGATTGAATCATTGTCAGTATCTGTAGACTTAGTTGTTGAAATGGGTTCAACTGATTCAGGAATTCCACAAATGGATTCAGAAATGATGATGGCAATGTATGATGCACAAATTGGTAAAGCAGCAAAACCTAAATATGAAGATTTAATTAAACCACGTAGAAGTGGTTCAACACCTTCAAATCCAAGATTATATGCAGCAGTTGTACAAGCAGCAAAAGATAAGTTTGATGTTTATCCTTCTGCAGTTGCAAATGGATGGGTTGTTCAAGAATATAAGCGTCGTGGTGGCACATATAAATCAGAAAAACGTGATTATTCAACAACGTCTCGTGAAAGAATGGCAGAATCAGGGAATGCTATGCCAGATGGATCTTTTCCAATTGCAAATCGTGCAGACCTTATGAATGCTATTCAGTCTGTTGGTCGTGCAAAAGATTATGAAAAGGCTAAGGCACACATTATTCGTCGTGCAAGAGAACTTGGAGCAACCGATATGCTTCCAGAAAATTGGAATAATATGACTAGTAAGGGAATGACTGGTTGGGGTGGAAGTATTTTTGACCTTAATCCGTTTAAAAAATAATGCCAAAGAAAAAAGCAGGTTCATTTAATGCAACACAAATCAAAAATGGTAAGATTGTTCGCATGAATAAAAATGGAACAATTAAATCAATTATTGACAACTATATTGTTAAACATCCAAAGAAGGATAAATAATGGCAGACACATATACACCAAATGATGGTATGAAGGCTGCTGCACGTCGTGCTTTAAAATATAAAGAAGATGGCAAGGCAAAAGGCGCTGGAACTCCAGTTGGATGGGGTAGGGCAACCGATATTGTAAATGGTGCATCTATGTCTCTTGATACTGTAAAAAGAATGTATTCTTTCTTTTCACGTCATGAAGTAGATAAAAAGGGTAAAGATTGGGATAACGCAGAAAATCCATCTAATGGAAAAATTATGTGGTTGGCTTGGGGTGGAGATGCAGGTTTTGCATGGAGTCGTGCAATAGTAGAACGTGAGAAGAAAAAAACAGAAAAAGCGTGGATTGGAAGCGCTTTTAGTTTCAAAAAGGGGTAGATAAAATGGATGACTTAACTAAAGAAGAGTTGATACAACTATTAGCATTCTATAGACAAAGCAAATCTGATCTTGAATTAAATTTGCTACAAACACAAATAAAGTTAAATAAGGCTATTAGTCTTGTAACTAATGATGTTCCAGTTCCAGCA